GCCAGCAATGTATGCGCTTGGCAATTCGCCTGTTGCTAGGTAAGCAGCAGGTGCTTCTGTGGAAACGTAGGAAATGATGCCAGCGGATGTTGCTGCAACTGCGGTGGCCTGTGTGCCACCTGCGGTTAGTGCTGCGATTACAGCTGCATCAGTTGCCTTGTTGTAGGCGCGTGTCATGTTGTCGACCATTGCCTGGAAGAAGTCTGGGGATGAACGCTCTAGTAGTTCTACCGAGTAGCGCTGCATGCCAGCAAACTTGTTCACATCTAGGTTGACATATGAAGACACGATGCCGGTCTCTGATGGGCCAGCACCTTCGTTGGTGTCAGCTACTGTTCCAGCAGTTGTGATTTTTGGATGGCTAATAACCATGCCTGATGCAGTGATGGCGCGTGAGCCGATTGCGTCGATTGCTGGGCGTGAGCCAATGGTGGTGTCGATAACGCTGTTTACATACTGCACTGGGGTGAACGCTGGGTTCGTGCTGAATGAGTCATCGGCTGCCATAACATATTGGGCTGAATCATGGTTGCCCATTTTGGCCTTGATGCTGTGTTCCAAGTACGAGGCTTGGCTGTTAATTGGGCTACGAGGCTTGACGTAGGCCACTGGTGCTGCGGCGTGAACAACCGCTGCTGCGGTCACTTCATCTGCCACTGGTGCGGTTGTTTCTTCCACGTTTATCTCCTGTGGTTGTTCCTCGGCAGGTTGTTCCGCCTCGGTGGTTTCTGGGTTTTCCTCATCGGCCTCTGTGGCTGCGACTTGGGAAATTTGTGCATCCTTAAATGCTGGGTTTGTTACATGAGCAACGGCTTCAAGTTTTGCAGCTGATACGACCATGACGCCTTTTTCGATGGTGTATTCGCCGACATTGGCTTCGATGCTAAACGCTGGGCGCAATCCCTCTGATGCTTCGACTAGCGCATCATTGCCAGCACCCGTTGGCGCGATCTTGAACGCCATCGAAATACCTGCTGGGGTGATTTCCTCTGATCCAGCAATGCCACGACCTAATGGGCGTGTCCGGTCATGTTCCATGTTCAAGACAATTTGACTTGGGTCAATTTCGCCAAACGCGCCAAACTCAAAGCGCACTGGGCCAGCCGATGTGTTGCCGACTTTGGCAAAAGGCACGACAAGTCCCTTGATGGTTCGGGTTTCAACATTGGCCGCTAATACCTGGCCTTCAAAACTAAGTTGCATTTTCATTTCCTCTCGGTGCTAAATCCATTTCCTCACGAGCCTCGTCTACGCTAATTAAGTCGTATTCGAGCATCTTGCCAAGGACTTCGATCTGCTCTAGTGGGTTTCCGCGTAGGTAGTCGTCAAGATCGAACCTGACCTTGCTACCGCGTGGGGTGACATCGTTCATGCTCAAGCGTTCCTCGATGCAACTCATGAATGGGCGCAATGAGAAATCGACAAGGCTTCGGCGCTCTTGGCTCACGTTGGAGTAAGTCGCGCTAGCCGATTCGGCGTTGATGTACCAAGCAGGAATGTTGCACATACGGGCAATTTCTGCGGCGGTGTTCAAGCGTGATTCGGTCAGCTGCATTTGTCCAGCATCGTATCCAAAAGTCGTGACATCTAATGGGCCTGACAAGTATGCAGTCGACCGGGTGGCTCGGGCTTGCTTCCATTGCGCCAGTAGGCTCGACACCTGCTCTGGCGGTAGATCCACGCCACTATTCTTGATCACCATCGTTGGGTTTGGCTCGCTGGCCATGCGCTGTACGGCTTCCTCAAGTTTGAGCGCAGTTGAGATTGTGCGGCCACCACGATTAAGGATTCCCTCATCGATGCCACTAAACATGATCAGCGATCCCACACCAGTCATAGGCAATAGGCCGCCCTCGATGTAGAAACCATTAACGATCTCTTGAGTATTTAAGTCAGTTGTAAAAGTTACCCGAGTTGGATCGATGCGACGAGCCTGTATTGGTCGGCCATCCTCTGGGTTTACTTCAAGCACCTGCCAGAATGATCGGCCATGAAATAACAGATCCTCGACTGTCCAAGCCATAGTCACAGCTAGTGGGATGGCTGGATCTGGCTGCTCAAGAATCTTGCGACCCTCAATCTTTGCGCCTGTGATATCGCTGTATGAGTTCAGGCCAAGGGTTGCGATAGTTCCAGCGATGATGTTTCTGGCTCGGGCAACTGCTGGCACTTGCATTGCGCTTGAACGATCAACGCGGAAAGTATTAAACGGGGTAAAGTAGGCATCCTGATAAAACGGAATTGCGATGCCAGCCCTAGCCTCGATCTGTGGCTTTTCGGTGGGTGTACCCAGCAAAAAATCTATGAATCCCATTTTGACATTTAATCATGAGCAAATGACATTGGTGTAATTTGTCACCGCTTGTCACCTTGTTGCGCGTGTTGTCACACAGATCGGCCAGTTAGTCCTAGTGGTCTTGATCCCTCTTTGATAACTGGCCGACCTCGGGTGAACCCAAGGCAGGGTTATGCACTGATTATAGACACACTTTGTTGTGGCTCGGTTGCGTGACCCACCGCCATGACCAAAGCCACTGCCGCGCTGATCGGTACTTGCGCCGCCCTGCGAGCAATGCGCCAACCGCCATCACTGGCTGGCCGTCTAGCGCAACTGACTAAGTGGGAGTGCATAGTTTCTTGGGCTGGGTGTAGCAGCTGCCGCGACTGCATCGCGTTCATTGTTTGGTCACACATAATTGCAAAGTTGGCCGAGTTCCAAGGTGTAGGCGCGACCGGTACGCCAGCCTGGCTAAGTCTTGGCGCAATCCATCCAGCAGTGTTTGGATCATAGGCCAGCACCCTTGGGCGATAGCGGCGAGTCAGTGTGGCAATCTCGCCAGCAAGTTCCAAGTCGTTTATGCCACCCTCTTTTTTCCATTCGTGCAGGAATACGCCAAAGCCTGATTCGCGTTGTTGGATAGTTACCAGGCAAGCAAGTTCGCGGTTAAAGTTTAAGTCCATCGCCATCCAAGTTGGCAAGCCATCCTCCAAAGCCACATCGGCCTCGCACTCGTTCCATACCTGCATTGGCCAAGGGCTGTCGATTGCATCAACCCACATACACAGGGTCTCGGTCTTAAATGCGTCAGGGCTGTCAAAGGTTGCAGCGTCTTTGATGTTTTGCTCGTTGATGGTGTACCCCATTGCAGGGTTGGCCATTTTCCAAGCCTCGATGTCGTCAACCGATGATCCTGCTGGTGCGCTGTATTCGTAGTACCCCATGCGATCGCTAGCGAAAGTCAAAGCACGGCGGCGTTGTTCGTTTAAAACATTGCTCGTCAAATCGCCAGCGTTGGATGTCCAAAATACTTGGGCATTGGGTCTGGCTCGGGTGATCGGTGTGACCGCCGCCCATGTGGCCTCGTCAATTTCTCGGAGTTCGTCAACATAAAGCAAGTCGGCAGTGCTACCGCGTGGGCCTTCGCTCGTAGCTGCTCGGATCGAATACTTGCGGATACGCTCACACTTCTCGCCACATGACTTGGGGTAATGGTGGCAATAGACTTCCAATTCCTCTTGGCCGTTTGTCCGGGATACTCGCTTTATCCTCTTTCGCATCCAGTCCAGGCTTTCGGCCATGTCGACTGTCTGCTTGAAAGTGTCCAAAGATAGTTGCCGAGTCTGGGACATAGCGATGGCGTTCTTTTCACCAAAAACATAAAGGCCAGTCAAGATCCGCATCCGCATCATGTGGGTTTTGCCATTCTGCCGAGCGACCAAAACTCCTACACTTGATCGCGCCCACTTGCCGTTAGGCAAAATTTTTAGGGCATCATCCATGACGTGTTGTTGCCAGGGTAGGAGTGGGACTCCAAGTTCGTCAGCTAGTGCCGCCACCACTGGCCCTGCGCTGGGCAGGTTTAGGCTTGGGCTTTCGATCCTTGGTTTCGAGTAGCCGTAGATAGTTTCCGACATGGTTTGTCCCGTCATTTTCCTCGCCCTGTTTTCCTGTGGTTCGTGTTTCAACTGTTAAGTGCAGCTGCTGGAGTACGTTTAAGTATTTAGCCGCCAATGGTGTTGCCTCTTTAAGATCGCCCATGTCAAACGCGGTGTCAAGTGCCAAGGCGATCCGCCGGGCGAGAGTCATGGCCGCTACATCAGTTGGCGCAATCCAATTCGCTACCGACAATGCAGAATTCAACGATAGGTAGATGCCCATTGGTTTATCCTCTGGCGTTTCTGGATTCTTTAAGGTCATGGCTTGGGCCTTTCGGTTGTGGGTGGATCAAATCTGACCAATCGGGGAGAAATAAGAGAAAGGGAGTCTGTGGGTGGCA